AACATATAGTAGTTTAGATTTTTTGACAGTTATATCTACAGAAGATGATATAAAAACTCATGCTTATAGGTATCTTCAAAATTCACATTAAAAATATATGAGTGAAAAAGATTTAATAAGAGAATATAAAAGTACGATTGCTTCTTTAACAGAAGAAAAAAATGATGCTATTCATTTAGCATCTGAAAAAGATTCAAGAATAAAACAATTACTTATTCAAGTTGAACAAGCTAATCAAGATGTTCATACTATGGGTAAAAGAATTGCAGAATTAGAAATAAAATTAAGAAAGAAACAAAAAATTAAAAGAGTAATAGATGAAAAGATTACAGAAATCCTTGAAAACACTAGCATAAATGATGAAAAAAAAGATGATGAAAGTGTTGACAAGGGGGGTGCTGATATGGTAAAAGAATTCTATGAAAAATAATTTAACAAAAAAAGGAAATACATATGGCAATAATTGAAGGCACAGCATACTGGGCTTCTTTAACAAGACCAAACGAAAAGTTTGAACCTATGTGGAGAATAGATTTAGCAGTTGATGATAAGACTGCTACAGATTTTAAAACACAAGGATTTAATGTAGGTGAAACAAAAGCTGATGATAAGGTAGTAAATAATATTATTAGATTTAAAAGAAAAGTTTCAAAAGCAAATGGAGATAAGAACCAACAACCACAATTAGTGGATGCTGAAAAGAAACCTATTGAAAAAATAATTGGTAATGGCAGTAAAGTAAAAGTAATGTATAAATCTTATGACTGGAATTTTAAAGGTAAGAAGGGCAAAGGTTTAGATTTACAAGCTGTACAGGTACTAGATTTAGTGGAATATATTCCTCAAGAAGATTTTAGCGTAGAAAAATCTTCTAATGGTGTTGACATTAAAGAAGATTTTTAATATAACACTCATAGTCATAGTAGAATGACTCATATTTTCTACCTCCTAGGGAGAGTTAGCTTGTGGTTAAGTTAGCTCTCCTTTTTTTTTAGAAACTAATTTATGAGGGCGACAATGGAAACAAAAAAAACTGGATTTGTAAAATATCATTTACCATGTCCATTATGTGAGAGTACAGATGCAGTCTCTCTTAATGGTGATGGTTCAGCTTATTGTTTTTCATGTCAACAATATATAAAGGAATACGATATGGAAACACAACAAACAAATGGTAATGGAAAACACAAATATGAAGTAAAGAATTTTACAAAGTCTTCTGACTTTGCAGAAATTATAGATAGAAATTTAACTGAATCTACTTGTAAAAAGTATGGTGTTAGTGTGAAGATGGATAGTATGGGTACTATCACTAATCATTATTATCCATACCATGATAAACAAGGTGCAAAGATTGCAACCAAAACTAGATATACAAAGTTAAAAGAATTTAGTGTTCAGGGTAATACCTATCAAGCAGGATTATTTGGAGAACATTTATTCTCTAAAAATAAATATATTATAATTACTGAGGGTGAGATAGATTGTTTATCAGCTTATCAAATGTTTTATACAGGTAAGTATGAAACTCCAGTAGTAAGTATTAAACATGGTGTAGCTTCTGCAGTTAAAGATATTAAAAATAGTCTTGAATGGTTAGAACAATTTGAAAATATTATTATTAATTTTGACAATGATACACAAGGTAAAGAAGGTGCATTAAGAGTAGCTGAATTATTTTCACCTGGGAAATGTAAAATTATGCATCTTCCTCAAGAATTTAAAGATGCTTCAGATTGTTTAATCAAAAATAAAATACAAATTTATACGAAAGCATTTTGGGAAGCAAAACGATTTGCTCCTGATGGTATTATTAATGCCAATACTTTATTTGATGAAATAATTAAACCTAGTGTACAATCATTTGTTCAGTATCCTTTTGAAGGATTAAATAAAATGACTTATGGTTTACGAGCCTCTGAATTAGTTACCTTTACTTCAGGTAGTGGGTTAGGTAAGACTCAAGTAATTAGAGAGTTAATCCATCATCTATTAAAACAAACAAAAGATAATCTTGGTTTATTAATGTTGGAAGAAAATCCTATTGTAACATCTAAAGGGATAATGAGTATTGAGGCAAATCAAAGATTACATTTACCTGATGTTCATATTTCTAAAGAAGAATGGCAAAAATATTTTGATGCAACTACAGGTAGTGGTAGAGTATTTTTGTTTGACCATTTTGGTTCTAACACTATTGATAATATAATTTCAAGAGTAAGATATTTAGCTAAAGGATTAGATTGTAAATATATTATCATAGACCATGTTAGTATAATAGTATCGGACCAGTCTCATGGAGATGAGAGAAAAGCTTTAGATGAGATAATGACTAGACTTAGAACTCTTGTACAAGAAACAGGAATAGCTATGATAGTAGTTTCACATTTAAGAAGACCTGATGGTAAAGGACATGAAGAAGGTGCAGTAACATCTCTATCTCAATTAAGAGGTTCAGCTTCTATAGGTCAGCTAAGTGACATGGTTATTGGACTAGAGAGAGACGCACAGCATGATGACCCTGAAATCCGACATACCACTAGGGTGAGAGTGTTAAAGAATAGATTCTCAGGTATTACTGGACCCTGTTGTGACTTAAAGTATGATATGGATACTGGCAGACTAGCAGAGGTAACATCAAGTGACTTTTGATAAAGTAATATTTGATATTGAAACAACACTTACTACAGATAAGATTTGGTGTATTGTTTGTAAACATAATAATACTTATTATCAATTTAAAGAAGATAAATTACATAGGTTTGAAGAATTTATAAAACATACTAAAGAAATTATAGGACATAATATAATTGGATTTGATATACCAGTATTAAATAAATTTTTTGGTTATGATTTATTTAAAAATTGTAAGGTAACTGATACATTAATTTTATCTAGATTACTTAATCCTATGTTAGAAGGTGGACACTCATTAAAAAATTGGGGTGATAAACTTTATAAAAAGAAAATAGAGTTTGATAACTTTGATGTTTTTAGTGAAGAGATGTTAAGATACTGTAGGAATGATGTTGATTTAACTGAGAAGTTATATAAATTTCTTTCTAAAAAGATGGAAGATTTTGGAGAGTCAATTGAATTAGAACATAAAGTTGCAAAGATTATACAGCGTCAACATCAAAAAGGATTTATGATAGATGTTGTAGGTTCTCATATGTTACAAGCAAAGTTTAAAGAGGATATGAATACTCTTCAAACTAAAGTAAGAGAAACTTTTCCTCCATTAAAATTAGAAACAGAATTCATTCCTAAGTCTAATAATAAAACAAGAGGATATGTAAAGGGAGTTCCTTTTATAAAGGTTAAGTATCAAGAATTTAATTTAGGTTCACGACAACAAATTGCAGATAGGTTAGTTAGATTAGGATGGAAACCTAAAAAGAAAACAGATAAAGGACATATAATAGTTGATGAAAAAGTTTTATCAGAGATTAAAAATATTCCTGAAGCTGAACTTATAAAAGAATTTCTCATGCTTCAAAAAAGAATTGCTCAAGTCAGTTCTTGGATTGAAGCTATCAGAGAAGATGGAAGAGTGCATGGCAAAGTAATTACCAATGGTACAATTACTGGAAGGATGTCCCATCAGTCGCCCAATATGGCACAAGTTCCTGCTGTGTATTCTCCCTATGGTAAAGAATGTAGAGGATTATGGATAGCAAACAAAGGGTATAAATTAGTAGGTGTTGATGCTTCAGGACTTGAGTTGAGAATGTTAGCACACTACATGAACGATAAGGAATATACAAATGAAATCATTAATGGAGATATACACACAACAAATCAAACTAATGCTGGTTTGGGGAGTAGAGATGAGGCGAAGACATTTATTTATGCACTCATCTATGGAGCAGGTTCAAAAAAAATCGGAAGTATCATCAAAAGGTCTGAAAGAGATGGAGAAAGAGTTAAAGAAAAATTTCTCAGAGCTACACCAAGTTTTAGAAAACTTCGAGAAAGGGTGGATGGAGTGGCTAAAAAAAGATGGCTCCGAGGACTTGACCAAAGAAAAATCCTCATAAGACACCCTCACGCTGCGTTAAACAGCTTATTACAGGGTGCTGGAGCCTGTGTTATGAAGAAAGCGTTGACATTGGTAGAGGAATATGTTATAAGAAATCAAATCAAAGCATTTCCAATTGTAAATGTACATGATGAATTCCAATATGAAGTGGAAGAAAGTAAAGCTGAAGAATTTGGAAGACTCGGAGTACAAGCAATTAAAGATGCAGGAAATAAATTAAAAATAAGGTGTCCCTTAGATGGAAAATATAAAATCGGAAACAACTGGGCAGAAACGCATTGATACAGTAGCTATTGATATTAAAAAATTAGTAGCTGGAATATCAAATGGAAAACCTGCTAATATAACAGAAGAAAATATGGATAAGTTTCTTAATAATATTAAGAAAGCTTTTAATGAATGGAATAATCCTGTTAGAGAAAAAGATGGTAAGTTAAGAATGTCAGTACTAGGTAAACCACCTAGACAATTATGGTATGATAGATTTAGTCCAAAGAAAACTAAAGATTATGATGCAAGTTTAAATATTAAATTTTTATATGGACATATATTAGAACATTTATTATTATATCTAGCAGAATTAACTGGACATAAAATAGGAGACCAACAAAAGAAAGTAGAGATAGATAATATTAAAGGACATATAGATGCGACAATTGATGGTGAAGTATGTGATGTTAAGTCAGCTTCATCATTTAGTTTTAAGAAATTTAAGAGTGGAGAGTTAGTTGGAGATGACCCATTTGGTTATCATGCCCAGTTATCAGGATATGAAAAAGGTATGGGTACTAAAGAAGGTGGCTTCTTGGTTATGGATAAATCAAGTGGAGATGTTTGTTTCTATAAACCTGATGAGTTAGCTAAACCTAATGTTCCAAATTTAATTAAAACTTTACAGGATACATTAAAAAGTAAAACACCACCTGATAAATGTTATCAATTATCTGAAACTAAAGGTGGTAATAAATCTTTACCTATTGGTTGTCAGTTTTGTTCACATAAATGGGAATGTTATAAAGATGCTAATGATGGTAAAGGATTAAGAGTATTTAAATATTCTAATAAGTATGTTTATTTAGCTGAAGTAAGTAGACAACCCAATGTTGAAGAGATAACTAAAAACTTTTCAGAAGAATTAAAAACTTATGGAAAAAGAT